GATAGCCTCGCAGTACACACACTTGAACCTCATGCTGCCCTCACGATCTGCACGACACGCCAGACCCAGAACATGCCCTGCGTGCCTCCGTTGTCCATCAGGTACGCCACCTGGGCCGCTTCCATCTCGAGAACGTCGGGGCTCATCATGGCCGCGAGCTTCCGCGCGGGGTTGGCCTGGGGCTTCACGCGCCGAACCATCGGGACCTTGATGCGGCGTTGCATTGCACACTCGACGCATGGCAGCTGCGGGCCCGTCAGGCGACTCGGCCAAGGGTTGCCGTGCTTGAGGCACGCGCCGCTCGCGGTGATGCAATCGCCGATGCGCAGGCGCTTGATGTCCCAGCCGCGACGCCACCAGAAGCCGGGTAGGTCCGGTGGCTGCGGTGTCGGCGGATTGATGACGCACTCCTCCTCGGACCAGCCGTAGTTCGGGATCTCGTTCATGCCGGCGACTTCCCCTTCTCCGGCATCGGGCCCAGCAGGACGCGCTTGATGTGCACGTCGCCCTCGTGGTGGAGCGTCTGGCGCTTGCCGTACCGGCTGGGGAACGTGCGCTCGAGCCACCAGGCCGCGGCCTGCCACTCGCCTGGCATGGTCTTGGTCTCCGTGCGGGAGATCGGGTTCCCCTCCTTGTCGGTGCCCTCCACGGTCGTGGTCTGGATCCACGGCACCTGGGCGCCACGCACGGTGCGCACGGCCGCGGCCTCCGCCTTGGCACGGGCCTTTTCAATGGCGTTGCGGAAGTCACGGTATGGCTGGGGCCCGTCCTCCTGCTCGCCGGCCTCCATCCAGCGGTAGAAGCTGGCCTTCGACACGCCGGCCAGCTCGCACGCGGTCTCGACGAACTGGCCCTCCGCCAGCAGCTCCTCGAGCTTGGCCTGCACCTTGGCATCCAGCGTGGTGTGTTGGCCCGGGCCCTTCCCGGTCTTCGTGGGTCGGGCGCGCGCGCGCTTCTTCTTGGTCACGGGTCGATGCCGGTGGGCACCATCTCGACCTCGAACACCTCGACGCGCTTGCCCCAAGCGGCCGTGGTCGCGGTGTAGACGTAGCGGTACACCTGGCCCCCGACGGTCGGGATGTTCGTGGGCCCGATCGAGTAGCGGAAGTTGTAGCCCACGTCGTCGAACGCGTACCCGTCCACCTGGAGCGTGTTGAACCAGGGCCCGCTCGGCCCCACGACGGGCGCCACGGCCGCGGTCTGGAACAGCGGCGTGTCGTCGCTGACGCTGCCCACGGGGAAGACGACCACGTACCAGTTGGTCACGTCGGCCGGCGTGATGACGGCGCCGTTCGGCGCGACCCAGCGAATGACGTCGAACCAGCTCTCGCCCTGGTTGACGCGGTGGCGCTTGACCTCGTTCATGTGCTGGAGACTCCGGTGGCGCGGCCACGGACCCCGCGTTGGCGCCCGTCGGCGATGCTGACTGCAGCAGCCTCGCGCACGGGGTTGAGCGAGACGCGCGTGGTGCCGATGCTCGTGCCGACGGTCTCGACAGCGCCGCCGGCGCGCACCAGCTTGATCAGGGCGCCGGTTTCGAGCCCCTGGCCCGTGTTCGTGGCGAGGGGGAGACGCTGGCCCGTGGTGGTCAACACCTCCACGAACCCCTGCTCGTTGACCGGGCAGAAGGCCGCGAGGCCCGCGGGCAGGCTCACGACCACGCCCAGGGCGCTCATCCTTCCAGCTCCACGAGGAAGGTCTCGAGGACGCAGGTGTTGCCCGGGTCGGCCAGGGACCAGGTGCCCGTGACCTCCACGGTTCCGAGCACGGTGGTGTCGACGACCGGCAGCGTGGCGATCGGCTGGACCGGCACGAGGTTCAGCGAGCCCCCGCCCGCGCCCTGCACGACGCCCGCGGCGCCGGCCGTGCGGCAGGTCAGGAGGACGTCGAGCGCGAACGGCACGCCGGCAACGGCTCCCATGACCACGGCGCCGAGGTTGCGCACGACGGCGCCGTTGACCTTGACCTTGAGGGTCAGGCTCGAGCCGGCGAGCGAGGAGGCCCGCCCAAGGGCCCGAACGCGGAGGACGCGGCCGGCGATCAGGGTGTTCGCGGGGAGCGCGGTCGAGCCGAGCGCGGTCTCGGCCGCGGAGTTGGCCAGCGCGGCCGAGTCGGCCAGGGCGACGGCCAGGGGGTAGGCCGGGCGCGGCGAGATGGCCGCGGGGTTCAGCAGGCCCCCGCCGGCCGCATCGAGGTGGGTGTGCTGCGCACCGGACATGTTGGCGATGACCGGCGTGGTGAGCGTCTTGACGCCCGTGATCGCTTGTGTGCCCGTGGTGCGCACGACGTCGGCCTCGAGGAGCGCGGAGGGGAGCGTGTCCCCGGCGCCCGCGTCCATCTGGGTCAGGGTGGAAGGGTTGGCCGGCGAGGGATAGACGGGATTGCGCGTTGCCACGCCTCCATCTCGCCCACGCCGGCCCCTCCTGTCAACGGGCGACCGTCTCGCCGTCCACGGTTCGCGGGCTCAGGGCGCCGGGGATGTCATTCCAGGCACCACACTTCAGGGAGTAGCGCATCGACTCCTCGAAGTCCTTGTGCCACGGCGGCACGGGCCCGAACGCGGCGAAGAGCCCGACGAGTCCGTACGTCTCGGCCAGCCCGTTCTCGCAGCGGTACGTGGCCACGGACGTGATCCGGTGCCACTCCATGATCCACAGATCGCCCTTGCCTGGCTGCTGGCGCACGAGGCGGACCTCGTCACCGGGTCGCATCTCGGCCCATTGGAGGAGGGTCGCGCCGTCCGCACGGAAATGGACCATCAGCAGCGAATCCAACGACCAGCGCAACGCGCGCAGGCTCTTCGTCGAGTGCGCGTTGAGTGCTTGCCGGATCGACATGTACGCGGCCTGCACCGTGGCCGGATCGGCGAACTGGAACGCCCGAGTGTGCGACATGACCGGGAACGCTCGGGGGTCCTCAAGCTCCAGCGGCATTGACCACCTCCCACCGGCCAACGGGGCGCATCCCCGCGAAGCACAGCCCGCTCGTGCCGTCGATGGACACGTCCAGGTCCCTCGACATGAGAGCGTGGCTCTTCCTCAGCGCGGTCACTAGGCCATTCTCGGTCGGGATGCCGGGAGCCTCGCGCATCTCGACCACTTCGACCTCGAACGTGCGTTTGTTGCGCCCAACGTCGATGAACCGCACGAGCACGGTCTTCCTCGGTGTGCTGCCCATCAGTCGCCCCCTTCCGGCGCCGGCAGCCACTTGGCCGGCGTGGGGCGCTCTTGGGCCCAGCCATCGCTGCGCGGCCCGTACTCGCGCTCGACGTTCGGATCGGCCATCGCCATCAGGAACGACGACACGGCAGCGTGCAGCGGCCCGGGGAGGCCGGGCCGGCCCTCCGCCTTGCGGTGCTGCACGATCGACCAATACGCGATGCGGCGCAGGAGCGCGATCGCTTGCGGCGCGAGCACCAGGCGCTCGGCGTCGGGACGGCGCTCGGGCCCGCCCCAGACGTCGCCGACCTCGAGCCCGTTCTCGTCGTAGATGCGATAGCCCTGCTTCGTCGTCTTGAGGAGCCAGTGCTCGGTGTCGGCGGCCCAGCCCGTGACCATGCGCAGGTCCTCGTGCTTGAGACGCGGCATCTCGCGCATCGCGGCCAGGTGCGATCGCAACGACATCACCTCGGCCACGAGCGCCTTGACGTGCGGTGTGATCGGGTCGGGCGTGCCCATCTCCGGGCCCATGCACCACTGGTCGAGACGCGCGATCGAGTCGTCACTCAGCGGCAGCGCCGCGGAACGGATCGCCGGCTTCACGTGGCACCTGCCTTGAGCACGCTAATCGCATGCGCCAGTTTGTTGAGCACCAATGACTTGCCTTCAACACGGCCCTTCTTGGTGGCGATGTTGTCGTTCCAGTACACGAGCGCGTACCCGCCGTTGGCGGCCTGGAGCGTTCTGCGCGCTAGATCGAAGGCATCGCCCAGGGCCTTGCGGTCCTTATCGGTCGCGCTGCCGTCGATGACTCGACCAAGCAGGTCGCGCGGCACGTCCATGGATGCGAGCATCGCGCCCGACACACACCAACACACGGCCTTGTCGCTCGTGGGGTCGCACGCCACGTCATTCTCGTCGCGCGCGAGCGCGAGGCCAGTCCATCCCTTCTCGATGCGCTTGTGTGCGCCCTCGAGGATGGCGATCGCATCCCTGACGACGACGACGCTCACGGCGTCACCACGCTGGAAGCGAGGACCGCGGCGTGGGCCAGACGCATCGTGTGGACGCCACGTTCGATGTCCTCGAACGTCAGGGCATCGTCGAACACCGGCGACCAGTGCGAGGAGCCACACTCGCAGCGGCCGTTGATGCGCTCGGGCGCTTCGGCGTCGAACTCACGGGAACAGACTTCACAGCGGACGATCGTTTGCGTTCTCATCTTCTATCGCTTTCTCGGGGAGCACCACGCGCCCCGCGCCAGTGATAGAATCATCGGCACTTGCCGGTGTCAAGCTAGAGCCCCGGCTCAACCAATGCAGCGGGCCCGGCCTGGTCTGGATGGCAATCCCGGCGCGCAGTAGCTCGTTGACTGCCTCCCCGATCGCGGCTTCCCAGCGCTCACGGGCCAGCCGGCGCGGAACCCTGGCCGTGCGCCACTTCTTCGAGCGCTTCACTCGCGGCTCTTCTCGCGGGCCTCGCGGATGGCCACGGCCGGGATGGACATGCGGCGGAACTCGCCGGCCACGAACTCCCCTCCGTTGATCCAGCCGCGGCGCATCCACGCTTGGACGGTGGACGCGGCCACGACGAGGGGACGGGCCGCCCGGCGCCCCTTGAGCGCCGGTGCGGTGAACTCGACTTCCCCGCGGCGCCACTTCGCGGCAAGGTTGACCTCGCGCGGCCGGTCGACGGCGTTGGGCGCCAGCGCGGCGAGCGCGGCGAGGAAGTTGGTCGCGGTGTCGAGCCGGCGCGAGCTGCGCTCGTTCTCGGGGTCCATGAACTTGCGTGACCCCACGGGCCCCGGCTTCCCGTTGCGGCGAATGCGGATGTAGTGCATGGCGCACCAGCCCTGCGTGGTGGCGACGCGCGGGCAGCCTTCGGGGTGAATGCAGTTGGTCATGGGGTTCTTCGTGGTGAAGGGTTGGGAGCGGGAGCCCAGCGCGAAGCTGGGCCCCCGCTCGTCACGTCAGGATTCCGAACCGGGCAGACCCTCGATCGACACGACTGGCGTGCCGAGCAAGTACTTGCTGCCGTTGACCGCGCCCTGGTCGCCCATGAGGTCGCGGATCTCGTTCAGGACCTCTTCGGCCGCGCGGATCTCGGCCTGGACGACGTGGTCCGGGCGCGGGACCAGGCGGACGCACTCCTTCTCGGGGTCCAGGATGATGTCGAGCGTGACGTCGCACCGGATGCCCTGGCAGCCCGGGTTGTTGAACATCGGCACGCGGATGTTGGTGAAGTCGGGGATCTGCGCAGCGCCCTGCACCTCGACCTCGACGGACTTGCCGAACGAGTCGCGTTCGCGGCTCGCGCCCTGGTGAAGCCCGGTCATGCGCTTGAAGTCCAGGATGGACAGGGCGCCGGCCAGCGTCGAGTCGACGTTGCACGCTTCGCCCAGCTCGTGGCGGAAGAAGCGCAGGCACTCGCGCGGGGTGAATGACTTGCCGGGCATCCGCTGGCGCTCCAACTCCCGGATGAGCTTCCAGGGGTACGTCGCGTACAGCGGCATGGCGACCCACTCGCGCGGGTCCATGGGGTCCGAAAGCACGATGGCGTGCGTGCGCGACACCCAGAACTGCGAGGCCGGGCCCGCCGCGGCGCACAACGAGCGCAAGCTCGTGACGCCCTGGCGCAGCATCGGCGTCGGGGTGTCCTTGAACTCCAGCTCGTCGCCCTTGCGCAGGATGACGTGCTTGGGGAATGCGGAGCTGTGGAGGACCTCGGCGCCGTAGGCGCGGCGCACGAGGCTTTCGATCTTGTTGATGGCTTCCTGGATCACGATCCGGTGTCCTTCTTCGGCCCTGCTTGATCGAGGGTCGATTGCTTGATGTCGGTCGGGCTCATCTCGTTGAACAGAAGGCCGCCCGGGGTCGCCTTCATGTTGTAGACCTTGCTCTGACGGTTCGGGGTCTTCTCCGTGACCTGGAAGCCGACGTCGACCGTGTCGAGATCGCCGGCCTCGTTGGGCAACGGCGTCATGTCGATCACGAGCGTGATGCGGCGCGGCTTCTTGAGGCCGGGCCGGTCCGCGCAATCGGTTTGCGCTCTGCGCAGGGCTTGGTCGATCCCCGCGCGCAGTCTCCCGTTGTCGAGTCGTGCGATCGACTCGAGGGAGAACTTCTCGATAGCCATGGTGGGTGTCTCCTGACGTGGTTCTGTTGGTGGTGGTGGTGACGCTGGGCCCGTTGGGCTCAGAAGAAGTCGGGCTTCACGACGGCGCGCACGGCCGCCATGAGAGCCTTCTGGAAATCGGTCTCGGCGATCGCCAGCCAGCGCGGGTCGGCGCCGACGTTGGCGTCGCTGCGCAGGATGCTCAGCTCGACCTTGATCTGGGCGCCCATCGCCCGGATGGTCTTGACCGCGTTCTCCTGCTCGGGGCTCAGCTTGTGGAACTGGATCGCCGCGGCCTGCTCTTGCGGGAGCGCTTCCTTGCCGGCCGGCGTGGTGGGCGGATGGAACATCGCCGTCGTGGTGACGCCATCTTCGCGTCCGGGCAACGGGCCCGCGTTGGGGCTCGGCACGAACGTCTCGAGCGCGGCGTCCTCGCCACGGTGGACGACGGGACGGAGCTCTTCGGGCAGGTCTTCTTCTTGAGTGCTCATGGTTCTCTTCTTTCTTGGGTAGCGCGGGCACCGTGCCCGCGTGGTTTCACTTGACGACCCAGCCGCCAACGACTTGGTCCTCACACACGATGTTGCCGCACGGCTTCTCGCCTGGGCGAAGCCCTTGCTGGTCTGACCAATGCAGGCGATTGAGGAGGGGCCGCACACGCAGATCGTTGAACTGCGCATTGCACAGGTTCCGAATCTCCAACAGGAATGGGCGCGCGAGCGGGACGTTGTCCGATCCGGCCGGAACACGGATCGTGCCCCGGAATACGTTTCCGCCCAAGGTGAAGCTCACGAGGACGTCGACCAGGCGCTCGATCGGCTTGTCGTCGCGCAGCAGGCCCTCGGCGATCTCCATCCGACGGCGCATCCACTCCAGGAATGGCGGGCCTGCGTCGGCCGGAGGTGTGGCGGGGTTGCCTCTCTCGGCGTCGGGCAACGCGGCTTGAACCGCGCCAGTCGGGGCCTCGCGGCCCGTCACACCTTCGACAGCCTGAACTGCCTGTCCTGCTGGCCCGAGAGAGGGTCCCCCGGCCATGTTCGTACTCTTCGCCTTGCGGGCTTTCAACACGGTATCGACGTACTCCTCGTAGCGGTCCTCCTGCACGGCGAGTCGCGTGATCTCCGATTCGACCATGCCGGCCGCGCACTGCCCGACGACGCGCTCGACGTCGTCGAGCCCGTGCAGGACGGTGTTGAACTGGCGATGCCCGCCCTTCGCGCCATCGACGGACACGATGAGCGTGACGAACACGCGCGTCTCGTTGAGCTTGCTCATGCCTCGACGCCGTTCTGCCCGGCTCGATTGGCTTTGCGCGTGATGGCGGCCTGCGTCCTCGACTGAGACTTGGCGTACACCAGCGTCGGATACTCGTTCTTGCGCCAGTCCTCGGAGGCCGCGTAGAGCTTCCCAATGGTTCCACCCTCAGCGTGGACCTTCGTGGACTGGACCGTCTTCCAGTACTGCTCGCTCGCCAGGCCGATGCGCTTGGACACCAAAGCCTCGCGCAGCATGAGCACCGGGGAACCGGCGGCCAAGCCCTCGCCACTCAACAGGCTTTGCATGAATGCCTCCGCCTTGGCCTTGTGGACGCTCATGTAGCCCGCGATCGCGGCCCCGACCGGCGCCACGGTGATCGACGGAATGCGGCGGTGGAACGCGCTGGCCACGGCCGCGAACTCGTCCGACATCTCGAGGAACGTCTCCTCGGTCATGTCGATCGTGATGCCCGACAGGTTCTTCACCACGGCGATGCTGAGGTACGCGCGCACGCACGCGACAGCCAGGATGTTGTCGTGCTCGTCCTTCAAGAGCTTCAGGCGATCGGCTGGCGTGCGCACCCGCCCACCGTCGATGTGCTTGAAGGTTTCCTTCGCCAGGCCGGTGGTCACGAGCATGTCGACGGCCTTGCCGGCGCGCACGATCGCTTGCAGTCGGTGTTGCCCGTCCAGCAGGTTGCCGTCCACGTCGAAGGCGATGCCCTGGTGGGTTGTCTCCCACTCGTCGCGGCGGATCATGCCGGCCAGGTTCTCGACCCAGGCGGATCGCAGCGGCCGGTTGCCCGTGTTCTTCTTCAGGAACTCGCGGGCCTTGTCGGGAGTGATTCGTAGCTCAAATGTCTTCAAGGGATTTCCTCTCTGGGGATGGTGTCAGGGGAGGCGCAACCACTTGCGCATCCACCAGTCGGCGTTGCGGCCCGGGCGCGAGCGGCGGTACGCCTCTTTCCACCACTGGTCGATGACGTGGTCACGCACGTTGCCGATCAGCCAGGCGCATTCGTCGTCCACCGACCCAGGACCTTTCCCGGTGATGCTCACCAGGAGATAGATGCGGGGCGGGTCTAAGTTTTCTCGCGGCACAGGTCCTCCTTGGGCAGCTTCTCGATCTCGGCCAGTAGCTCGTCGAGCAACAGGAACCGATCGAGGTCACGGTAGTAGCGGAATCGGTGCGCGATGGGTTGTGCCCGACGGAGGACCTCGCGCGGATCCGCCTCGGGGTGCTCGTCGATCCAGCGCAGGATCAACGTGATCGCTTGCGCCACGCCGCGGCGGTAGGCCGCTTCGTTGCGCTTCTCGCAGTCGCGGGGGGAGATGCCCGTCACTTGCGCCCCTTCGGCTTCTTGGCGTTCTGCCGGCGCGCGCGCAGCGTCTTCTCACGACGGACGAGTGCGCGGCCCAGGTCGTTGCGCATGTCGTAGAACAGGTCTTGGGCCTCGTTGGCACCAACACCGCGCCATCGCTGCACACCGATCGAGTCCTTCCCGTCACGCTTGTCGATGCACCAGCCTCCATACCGACAGTCGCCGGTGATGCGGTAGTCCCCGAACACCATCAGGACGCGCCACTTGTTGCCCATGGCCTAGCCGTCCTTCGGTGCGGCCATCGTGATGGCGCTCACCTGCTGGAAGTCGTGGCCCATGGCCCCGGCGTACTGCGCCAAGTTGTCCAGCTCACTGACGGCGCCGGCCACGGCGGCCGTGCTCTTGATCGAGTCGGCGACCTTGATGAAGCGGCCGGCCATGAAGTGCAGGGCCGCGAACGACAGCACCATCGAGCGCGTGTCGGTCGTGCAGCCAACGAACATGGCGGGGTCCGCCACCTTGAGCGCTTCGAGCCACACTTTCGTGCGGCGGATGCACTCCTCGCGGACCACCTGCTCGCTGAGGATCAGCAGCTCGTTGGACTCACCGGGATTGGGGGTGCTCTCTTGGGTCATGTGCAAGGTCTCTCTGAGCGGATGTCTTCGTGTTCGACATCCAAGGGGGTTGTTGGTTGGGCCCGCTTCGGCCCTTGTCGGTAGAGAAGGCCGTCGTATGAACCGAAGAGCCTCTGTCCCTCGGACTTCGTTACGACGCGCTTCGACAGCGTCATCCAGGTCAGGACCGCGCCACGTTGTTCCCACGTGAGGAGATCGAGGTCCTCGTATTCGAGGATCAGAAGGCTTCCGTGTTTGGTGTTGATGGAGCGCATTCAGTCCAGCCCTTCGGCAACCATTGCCTGACGGCGTCGAGCCTGGCCTCTGCTTCCGGCGTTCCGCGCACGTCGCGCAGCTCGCCCACTCGTTCCTGCTCCTTGGCCGACAGGCGCCGGCGCAGGTGAAACGCGTTGCCCCATTCGGACCACTCGCCGAGGTGAGCGTCGCCAAGCCCACGCAGCACGCGGAACGCTTGATCGACGATCTCGTCCTTGTCCGGCCGGCCCATGTGAGGGTTGACCGCGATGGAGACGTGCCACACGGGCCCGCCGAATCCGCGGTCCAGTCACTCGTACCCCGCATCCACGGTCAGGACCGCGGAGAACCGGCCGTTGGTGCTGGTGTGTCGATAGCGCGGGTTGACGCACTCCCCCGCCAGCAGGCAAGGGGAGTGCAGGGCAATCGCGCGCATGTTCTCGAGCGCGGTCACGTGTTCCTCGGACGCGTGCGCGTGACGCCGAACTCGTTGATGATGCACTGGCCGCGCATCCCGTTGGGGCCCATCCAGCGCACCCCGTACACGTGCCGGTTCTGGGCGAACCAGGCGCGCATCGCCTCGAACGTGACCGGGCTCGGCACGTCCTGGAGGATCTTCATGCCGTAGGGCTCGAGGACGTGCTCGCCGCGCGAGTCGGCCCCGCCGTTCACGCGCGGGCCCGTGAGCGTGTAGAGCCCGGCCTGGAACGGGTTGCCGTTGACGTCGGCCTCGCGCACCCAGGCTTCGACGTAGGCGCGGTCCTCGATGCGGCGCTCGAGCACGGGGAGCCAGCCCAGGATCTTCGGGTCGGCCTCCGGGCTCAGGTCGCCCACGATGCCGATCTCCTCCCAGCCGGCGCCGAGCACGTGGTTCATGCCGGGCGACGCGACGATGAAGCGGAACATGCGCAGCATGTCCGGCGGCTCGAAGCGCACCCACACGGGCCAGCCGTCGACCATCAGGGTCGGCACGCCCTTGCCCTCGCGGACCCACTCCATGCCGGGGGCGATCTCGCGCCGGGCCCGCATCGTGACCTCGTCCTGCTTGAACACCTTGGGCTCGAACGGATGCGGCGGCGCCCCGACCTTGATCTTGGGCAGCGGCATGACCACCTGGCCCTTGTCCGTGTCCATGGGCACGACCGGCGGTGGCGGCTGGGGCGCGACCTTGTCGGCCGCGGCCTCGAGCATCTTCCGCTCCTCCGTGGTGAGCGGCTTGGGCTTGGCCTTGTCGGCCGGCAGCGGCGTTTCGCCCACCGTCGGCGTCTTCCGCGGCTTCCTGGCACCGCGGCTCACGCGTCACCTGCCACGGGCATGTCGTCGTTGCGGACGGGTTCGGTGCGCGAGTCGGGGTGCGGCGGCGCCGGCTGGATCGGCTCGCACAGCGTGTCCATGGCCAACTGCAGTTGGCGCGCGGCCGAGTCGACGCGCACCCAGAATGCGGGGTGCTGCTGGCGCGAGTGCTGCGTGGACTCGCCGCGTGCGCGCTCGAGCGTGGCGAGCGCCGTGCGCACGGTCTTCATCGCGGGGTTCTTCTCGATCGCCACCTTGCGACGGAGCGTGCGCTCCTTCATCTGGTGCTCGTTCAAGCGCTCTTCGGTGGAGCGCACTCTTCCGGTCGGCATGGAATCCTCCTTGGGGTTGGTGGGCTCGCGTTCCTCTTTCGTGCGCCCACCAGACACGAACGAGGGGAGGGGATCCGCCGTTGACCCTATCAACGGCAGGTGTTCGATCAAGGGCCCGCTACCGATTTCGGTGGCGTCGAATCCAGGATTCCCGCGGCCTGGAGCTGAGAGCGCGCAGCGTCGTAGCCGGGCCAGTCGGGTACGCCCTGCCCGTTGCGCGAGTGCCACGCGAACCAACGCTGGTGCATGAGGTCCGCGTCGGCTGGCTCCCGGTGGCGCCCCTGAGCCCGAACCCGTTTCGCGGCCCTGGGGGTAGGGGGAGAATTCCTTTCAGTTGAATTGTATTGCGGGCGGAATGCGATCGCATTGCGGTCGGTGTGCGACGCCCAGCGAGCCTCAGCGCCAGCGAGGCCGGCGGCCGATTTCTTCGCGTTCTGGCTCAAAACACGGTCCCTTTCGCGTTCCAGGGCCATGTTGACCAGGCGCCCGGGTCGCCCCTCGAGCGGCACGAACGCCTCGCGCAGGGGTCCTTTCCAGATGCGCCGAACCGATCGCAATGGCACCTGCCATAGCCCTGCCAATGCGATCGCATCCGACGGCACGGATCGCTCGATCCACTGGTGACTCAGCAGCTTGATGAAGGCGCCCTGCTGCTCGAGGGTCATGGCTTTCACGCGCTCGGACGTGAGCCAACGCATCGCGTAGAAGATGAAACCGGGAAGGTCATCGGAATGAGCCATGCACCACTTGTCCTAGCGTCAACCAACGCTCAGAATCCTCTCGTCGCTCCCCTCTCAGCGACGCGCGACTCTTACGGGTCGGGCACCACTTGAGGGCCGGCCACCACGCAAGGGGGGCCGGCCCTTTTTCGTACCCACATCCCGGTAGCGTTGCAATCGCCAGCTGCCAGTGTTTCTATCGACGGCATGATTCACCCGCACCTGGTGTGGCTCCGTCCCGAAGGCGCGACGTCGTACTCGATGGTCCTTCCGCTGCCTCCGGTGGCCAACCACTACATGCGCACGAGCCAGCGCACGACGAAGGCCGGCAAGAAGTACCACCGGCCCGTGAAGACGCAGGAGGCCAAGGACTACCAGGCGACGGTCGCGGCGTACTGCCTCCAGTACAAGCTGGCCGCGGGGATCAAGCCCCTCGAGGGCCCCATCGGAATGCTCATGGTCGTGTACCTCGCAGAACTGCGCGGCGACCTTGAGGGACGCGAGAAGGTGTTGAAGGACGCGCTCCAGGGCGGCCTGTACGTCGACGACAAGCAGATCAAGGAGAGTCACGAGTACTTCGCTCCTGGTCGTCACAAGCGGGCCCGCGTCGAGGTGTGCGTCTGGGAGATGAAGTCATGGAAGTAGTTGTCAACGTCGGATTCACCGACGGGATCGCGGGCGAGGTGACCCTGCGCAAGGGGTTCAACAGGATCCGCGAGTGCTTCGCGGTCCACCTGTTGAGCGGGATGCGACGCGGTCAGCCCGTGCTGCGCTTCACGTCGGGGTTGACGATCGCTGAGAAGCGTGGGCACTTCGGGCTCTTGGGCCTGCGCATCACGTTCCGCGGTGTGCCGTACACGTTCGGCCTGCTGGGCATCCGCAAGGGGATGTCCGGCCAGCGCGTGCAGCGTCCCGACGGGCTCTACGACCTCGTCGTGGACATCGCGCCCGTGCAGGTCACCACGCTCTGGCCGGCGCGCACGCCGTTCACCGTGCGCACGGTCGACTCTGCCCAGGAACCGGAGACGCACGCGCATCGTGACTGGCTCGTGCCCAGCAACCAGATGCCGGGGGACATGTTCGCCAGCGTGCATCAGAACCTCGAGAATCGCGTCATCGAGGCTCTTCGCAGCGGCGGCACCGATTGGAGTGTCGATCTCTGCTACAGCGACATGGGCCCCTGGCGCCCGATGGGCCTGCGCGAGGGCTACACCGAAGGTGGCAACGGCATTTGCCCGTGCCCGGGCTTCGAGTACCGGGACAACCTGAACCTGCTGCGCGCGGACTGCTGGGCCGAGCGCACGCGCATCGACCTCTTCGACGCTGAGGGGAACCCGGCCCCGTACAAGGTGAAGCCCGATCTCCAACGGACCGGCAACTTCATGGATCGCTGGGGCGGCCCCGATTGGGCCAAGCCCTTCAACAACGGCTACAACGGCAAGCCGGAGTCGTGGACGCCCACGGGCGACTGCGCGTACACGGGCAACCTCCTGACGTACGACGGCGTCGACATGGAGCACGGCATCCGCCAGGTCGCGGACTCGATGGCCGGCGCGGCGCGCGGCGACAAGGCTTGTGCGATCAACGTCGAACAGATCGGGATGCACGTCCTCGCGGCGATGCCCACGGACAAGCTCGTGTCCCCGACGGTCGATCAGCGCGGCGGCATGGGTCGCTTGCACGGCTGGGCCGCGTGGACGATGGCCGGCCTCGCGCAACTGTACTCGCGCAGCTTGGTGCCGAACTTCAACAGTGCGCCCGGTCGGGCAACGCGCAGCGCCGAGGTCCGCGAATGGGTGAAGGAGATGGCGCGGCTCTTCGTCAAGGCGCAGACGCCGTCGGGCTTGTGGCAAGCGGTCTCCTATCCGTGGCCGAACTGGTCTCCGCCCCCGCAGTCGGCGAACGTTCCCAAGGACCGGCTGCTCGCGCAGTCGCACGAGCACGGCATCTTGATCGCTGGCGCCTTCGCGTGCTGGGCCACGCTCGTCTACCCCGACGAGCGCCGGCTGCGCAACGCGCTCGGGCGCGCGATCATGCGCGCGGCTGAGGTGTGGACGCGCGACGGTGCGCCCACGCCGCGCAAATGGCTCGTGGCCGGCATCGTGGGCGAGATGGGCGATCGGCCCGTCACGTTCCACGACAAGGTCATCGAGACGCACGGCGACGACGAAGGGCTCTACCGCTTCTGGTCCGCAGCGTACGCGTCGATCGTGGCCAACACGCCCGAGGACAACATGACGCTGGCCGAGAAGATCCGCGCCTACGGTCGCCGCTGGCTCTACGGGCGCCCGGATCCGACGCGGTTCTCGAGGGCCATCCTCAAGATGGCCGACGTGCAGACGCCCACGCAGCTGCGCGACTACTGGCTCATTCGCTTCCCCTTGATCGGCGAGCGTGACGAGCACCAGCTGACCAAGGACGAGCCCTTGCTGCGCGCGGAAGGCGAGAAGCTCGTGCCGGCGATGATCGTGCTCGGGATGCGCTGAAACGAAACCGCCCGGGTGTGGCCCGGGCGGTGAGCAATCAAGGGGGGTCGCCTCAGCAGGGGCGGCCCTTCTTCTTGCCCTTCTTCGCCTTCGCGTATTCGCGCATCGGAATCACCTCCCTTCTACGGGTAGGGGTTGTTGCAGGTGGCGAGCTTGTCGGAGAGAGCTTTGTACAACACGTCGTAGTTGGTGCGTTGCGTCGTGTTCAGATTGGCCGTGCTGTTGCCTGGCGTGAGGTTCACCTTCTCAAGCGGGTCGGCGGCGCGGTCGTAGAACTCGATCACGCGGTTGGGCCCCTCGAACGCGTCGCGCCAGACGCGCAGCTTGTACGCGTTGTTGAGGATCGAGCGGTCTCCGCCGGATGTGCCCGCGTTCGGACCATCCGGCGAGAAGCGCTCGTACGTGGCCGTCGTTCGGTTCGTGCTGGTGATGTTCTGTTGCAGCGTCTTGAGGAACGAGCGCCCGTCGATCAGGCGCCCGTCAGCCTTCAAGCGCACGTCGGCGCCGTCCGTGTCGAACGAGTCGAGTCCGAATGCCGCAAGGATCGTCGGGCCGATGTCGCCTGATTGTGCCGGGCCCGTGACCACGCGACCGGGGAAGCCCACACCAGCGCCCCACGCAAAGCACGGCACGCGACATCCCGAGTCGTACGTGGTGAACTTGAAATGGTTTTCGTCGTACCAGCCGGCGGTCGGGTGGTACTCGAAGTCGTCGCCTGCGACCGGGACCGCGGGGCTGTTCTTCGCCTTGAACGGCATCCCGTTGTCGGAGTGCAGGATCACGAGCGTGTTGGCCATGACCGCGGCGGGGATCGAGTCCAGGAGACGCCCGATCTCCGTGTCGGCTGCCTCGAACATGGCGCGCTCGTAGCGCCAGTTGAGGTTCTGGTCGCCGATCGGGCAGACGTCCGTGGTCATGCCGTAGTCGGTCGTGAAGAGACTCGCCGGCGGCTTCTGGAATGGCGCGTGTGGTGCGTGCAGCGCGACGTACGCGTACCACGGCCCGCGGCCCTGGCGCTTGATCCAGCGCGTGGCGTGGTCGACCGTGTGCGACGTGAGGTAGCGGTTCTTGACGTACCGGGCCTCGCCGTTCACCACCCACTGGTAGTTGAACCAGGTCTCACCCTCGCTGGTGAACAGGTTTTGATACGTGCCCGACGAGTAGCCGAAGCCCTGACGCAGCGGATCGGCCAGGTACCCGTTGAACTCGGTGCCCAGGTGCCACTTGCCGAAGTGCGCGGTTGGGATGCCGGCCGCGTTCAAGAGCTCGACGAACGTGCGCTCGCTCTCCATGAAGGAGAACTCGTTGCCCGCGTTGATCATGCCGGGCCGGTTGCCGATCAGCTCACCCTGACCGGACCGGCTGGGGATGCGCATCGTCATCAGCTCCGCGCGCGTGACCGTGCAGAACGGGTTGGAGTAGAAGCTGGCGAAGCGCACGCCCGACAACGCCCCCGCATTGATGCGTGGCGTGACTGCGTACGGTCGCCCGAATCCGCCCGTGACTCCCCCGACGCCGTAGAGGCTCATCTCCTCACGGCCGACGTCGTCGACGACGATGTGCAGTACGTTCATTGGATCACGCTGGGGTTGGCGAGGACGTCGGACGCGCGCACGAACCACAGGGCGATTCGCATCCGCGCCTCCATGTGCATCCCGTAGCCCACCGAATGGTACGGCGCGGGGTTACCGCCCAAGCCCGTCCAGTGCATCTCCGGGTCGGTCGACGGGGTCAGCCACAACTCGTGGTAGTTGCGCCCGGCCCGCGTGCCGTTGACCGTCTTCCACTCTTCGACGGCCCAATAGCCCGAGTCCTGGAACGGTCCGTGGCCGAGCGAGGGCGCGAGCGGCGACGGCGCGAGGATCTCCTGTCGGAACGTGACCTGGCCGGCGGGGATGCCCGGTGGCGGCGTGCTGCCGTAGGGCCACACCATGAAGATGAGGTTGCTCGAGGCGCCCGCGGTCGGCGCGAAGAGCGGAAACCCGTCCCATGGGATCGGACACACCGGATCGTTGAAGCCGGGCCCGGCGATGACGTTGGGCCGATGCGCGACGGTGAGCATGTTCCAGGAACCGCCCACGAACTGCTGGGGCTGGGCCGACGAGCCCACGAACACCTCACCGACGTACGCGTAGTCCGGCGCGATGATGCTCGTGACCGCAATCGTGTCGGCCGGCGCCGCGGGCACCATGAAGCGGTACGTCGCGCAGTTGTCGTTGACCGATTGGGTCTCGAGGTCCCACGGTTGCTCGACGACCCAGGGCGAACCACCGACGAAGTCGGGCGCGCGAGCCGGAAGAGCCAGCTGGCCCCGCGCAGGTGCGATCAGCACGAGTGCCAGGGCCAGCAGGGAGAGAAGGGCAGCGGGGAATCGTTCACGTGTCATTGGGGTCTCCAGGTTTCAGGTCTCCACGCTGCCCGCGTGGTGGTCTCAGGTTCGCTCGGGCGAAGGCTTGGGCGCCGGTGCTCGGTCGACGTGTTGCTCGTCGAGCTTGTGGTCGCCACAGTGATCCGTCTCGTACACGGCTGGCCAGCCGGACAAGGTGGGCGCGTGACGGCGGCAGCGACCAAGGACACTGTCGGACTTGCGCACCCAGTACATGCACGTGCGACAGCGCATGTCCTTCGCTCGATGGCGCCAAGCGTCTTCGATGGCACTCACGAGAGGATCCCGACGATCTCGTCCTCGGTGAGGATCAGGTACTCCTTGCCGTCCAGCTTCACGGGCACGCCCCCGTACTGGCGGAAGACGACGCTCTGGCCCGGGCACACCTCGAACGGGCGGCGCGTGCCGTCCTCGAGGCGCATACCCGTGCCGAGCGCGATGACCGTGCCGTGTCGCGGACGTTCCGCTTCGGCGGTCGCATTGGGGAGGAGGATTCCGCCCTTGGTCTTCTCTTCGGCTTTGACTTGCTCGACGAGGACGCGCGGGCCCAACGGTTGCACACCATTCATGAGAGGGAGTCTCCATCCGGCACCATCGCCGGGCCCACGAGACTAGGACTCGTTCTTGATCGCGTCCACGTCGATGGGCTTCATCGTCGGGTTGGCGACGTGGAGCGCAGCGAGCACGGCGCGAAGCTGGGACCACGTTACGTGGCTGTCCTTCTTGGCCTCGAGGGCGGCCAGGCGGTTGCCCATGCGCTCCTCGAACAGGTCGAGACGGTGTGCAAACCCGTTCATCATGTTGGCGAACTTCCACACTCCGCCGACGAAGGTGATCGTGAACGCCGTTGCCACGCCCAGCGGGATCAGCGTCTCAGCCGTCAGCATCGTGCGGACCGGTTCTACTTCCGCAATCACGAGTCGCCCTCGGTTGTGATCGAGCGGGTTTTCTTCGGGCCCGGCAGCGCGTCCCACACGAACGAGAGGAAGTCGGTGCGCCGGATGAAGTAGAACGCCACGCAGACGCCCGCGAAGATGATCGCGCCCCACCACACCCAGGAGAGCGTGTTGGGCTCGGGGTTGAGCGGTGCGCCCGCGAGCGGCGCCGTGGTGCCGTGCACCTCGAACGGCTGGCGCCCCATGAAGAGCACGCCGACGAGCCAGGTCACGGCGCCGACGATCGCCCCACCGATGGGGGTGCTCACGGTGCTCGCGGTGACCGCGGCCACGACGGCGGCCCCGGCCGCGGTCATGTCCTGACCGATCGTGAGGCCCGAGCCCGTCGCGCAGGCGACGAGGGCCAGGAGGAGAGCCAGGCAGACCAGGAGCTTCATCGCGGAACCTCGGCGGGGACCGTGCTCGCGTCTGCCCGACGTTCGCGTAGGAGACGGTTTCGCACGAAGCGCCGGGAGTCCGCAAGAGCATCCTCGATTCGCTTCCGGTCGGCCTCGCGCGGGTTCTCCGGGTCGAGCTTGAGCGCGGTCAGGCGCTCGTGCGCGCGGCGCCCGGACTCTCGCTGCAGCAGCTCGTACTCCTCGTCGCTCCAGTACAGGGTCTTGCCCTTGGCGCGATACCAGTACGGGACCGGCGCCGGATAGATCGGCTTGGCGTCCTCGCCGAAGTCGCCCTTCTCGACGCGGCGGTTGTACTCGACGATCCACAGGTCGAGCGGATCGACGTTCGGGCGCTCCTGCGCCTTGGGCCACGGCGACACCAGGCGCCAGAACGAGGGGGAGTCGGAGTCGGCCCGCTTCACCTCGCGGCCCCAGACGTCGTAGCGCGGCGGCGGCGGCTGGACGCCCGGGACGGCGGCCAGGTGCGGCAGCGCGCGCGCGGACGCCTCCCAGACGCCCATGTCCTCGTACTTGCGGTCCTGGCTCACCCGGACGTCGTCGTCGAGCTTCAGGGTCGGCTGGCGCACGATGTTCGGCACCAGGGGCAGGATCAGCGTGTCGCGCACCAGGCGCGGCAGGGCTGCCTTGCCGGCGTCGTTGGTCACGACGATGCGGTAGAGGTCGCCGAGCGTCTGGAGGTACGTCTTGTCCGCGGCCTGGTCGGCGACGGACGTGAGCACGCGGCCCAGCGCGTCGGTGAAGCTGGCTTGGTCTCCGCCCTCCTCGTAGCTGTTGAGGGTGTTGATCATGTCGACCAGACTCGCCAGCGACACGGAGGCCGGGTCGAGCCGGCGATAGCTGAACCACGCGTCGCCCACGCGCAGCGAGTACGGCGGCACAGTGCGGTTGGCCAGGTCGCGCTCGCCGCGGTTGCGCGGCGACGAGCCCGTCACGAGCGGGAGGTCCTTGTCGTCGTCGCCCCCGCCTGCTCCGCCCACCATGGCCCAGATGCCCACGACGGTGGCGAAGGCCACCATGCTGCGCGCGATGTCCTCGTTCGCCTTGGCCCGGTTGCCCCTCCAGTTGCCCGAGACGGCGTTGCGCACGGCGATCAGCGGGTAGAAGGGCACCGACAAGCCGGCCTTGAAGATGGCGCCCGGGGTCTGGATGAAGGGCAGCAGCATCGAGCCCACCGGCACGCCCCCGAACATGTGATTCAGGGCCCGGCGCACGCCCAGACCGGCCTGCACAAGTTCTCCACCCTCGTTCTGGAACGTGACCAGCCGGGCCTTGAGGAGGCCCTGGAGGTGGACAGGGTGTGCGCCCGCGTCGAGCACCTCGCGGATGCGCTTCTCCATCTCCGCGCCCTTCAGGCCCTCGTTCTTGGCCAGGCGGTACGCCAACGCGTGGGCCTCGGTGGTGGCCACGATGGACTTGAAGAACTCGTCGAACGCGAGGAGCGACGTCAGGCTCGGCGCCCGGATGATGCGGCCCAGCACGCCCGGGATCGCGGGCCCGCGCAGGTTGTCGACCTTGGAGCCGACTAGGCCCAGCACGGCGCCCCGCTTCTTGAGGTCCATCTCGAACACGGGCAGCTCGGACACGAACGCCCGCGCGAGCACCTTGAAGCTCTTGAGCACTTCGGGGAGCCAGGACCGGATGAAGTGCAGCGTCTCCGACCAGGTCGGCGCGTCCTTCGATCCGACCAGGGTGTTCGTCAGCGTCTCCGCCAGGCGGTAGATGCCCTGGTGCAGGACCAGGTTGCCGGCGTTGCCCGTGATGTTGGCCACCTGCGTGGCCGGGCCCGAGAGCATCGAGGCCAGGCGGTACTCGATGAACCAATCCCACTTGCTCGAGGCGCCCGCGCGCACCGTGCGGATCAGCCGGCCCAGCGTGACCAGGTCCTCGTAGTAGTCCTCGGTCACGAGCGTGGGGTCGATCCCCATCTTGCGCAGCTTCTCCGCGGCCTTGGTCCACGTCTTGGCCTGCGCCTCGAGCTTGCGGCCGATCTCCTCGGTGAGTCGGTCGATCTCTTCGTCGGACACGCCCGGCGCGCGGCGGCGGTCCTCGAGGTCGTCCAGCTCCTCGCGGATCTTCCGCTCCGGCGTGGTGATGATCTCGGCCAGCTGCTCCTTCGCGGTGCGCGCGGGCACGCCGCGGCGGATCGCCAGGCTGCGCGCGGTGTCGCGCCCGGCGTTGCGGTACATCCACAGCACCTTCGCCGCGTCGCGGAACTGGCGCGGGTCGCCCGTGGCGAGCGCGTTGACGGCGTCGTCCGTGGCGAAGCGCTGCGCGGTGACCATGTCCCACGCGTCGAGCGTGCCCCCGCGGTCGATCGTGCGCAGGATGCGTCGGCGCGTGCCGTCGGGGTCCTGCTCGTACTGCGCCAGGGCCTCCTCGCGCACCTTGGCCTGGGGCTGGCGCGCCGCGTCCGCGGTGTCCGCCCGCTCCTCGTACACGCCGCGGGAGAACGCGCGCACAGCGGGATCGTCGTGCGTCATGGCCACCGGGTTCGGACGCGTGCCGACGTCGGTGGTCTCTCCCTCCGCCTGAGCCTTGCCCGCGAACTTGCGGATCCGCTTGGCGACGGCCGCGGTGATCTTGGGCCCGATGGCGAACTGCTCTTCGATCTTCAGGGCCTCGTCGTCGAAGATGACGTAGTTCGACGATCCCGTGCCGGATCTGCGAGAGCGCGCGTCGAGGTACACGTTTCCGGCGATCCCTGCACGCCGCAGGATCCTGGCGGCCGTCCGCCCTCCGACGGTTGCCTCGAACCGGAAGAACCAGTTGCGCATGGATGCCGGCTCGGCTTCGGCGTGCCAAGCAGCGTTGGCCGCGGCCCGCGCAACGGGCTGGTCGAATCCCATGGCAAGCAGGGTTCGCTCGGTGATGCCGTTGAGCGCCGCTTTCACGTGCGCCGACTGCTCCGCATACGACTTGTCGAGGTCGAGCAAGTGCTCGCGTTCGACAGCAGCCGAGACGCGGTAGAGAGTCCCGAGGTTGGCGATGGCATCCTTCAACTCGGGGGTGATCTCGAAGTTGGTGGAGACATCTCCGCCGAGCGCGACCATGGCCGCGCGGTCGGGAAGGTCGAAGCCCAGCCAATCGTTGTCCTGAAGCGCCTTCCAGAAGCGTCGTTCCTTGTCCGACCACTTCATGGCCATGATTTCGTTGGCCATGTCCTCCAGGGTGGCGCCGTCCTGGTTCACACCCTCTTCGCCCAGGCGGCGGTAGATGTGATTGCGCACCGTGCGCAGCCGGTAGTACTCGGCCAAGCCACGCTCGTCGGCCAAGTACGTGCCCCAGCCGAACGCCTGAGCGCCCTCGCCGCGGCTCATGTGCGAGTGATCGAACTCGTCGAACTGGTGCGGGCTCCCGTGCCACGCGTTGATCGCGTACTCGTCGGCGTCCTCCTCCGTCTCGTCGGGCGACAACTCCGGCGCGGCCTGCACGTCGGCCTGCTCGTCCTTCTTCTTCTCGGCAGCCAACTCGGCTTCCAGCTCAAGGTAGCGCTTCGACACGCGCTCCAGCTCCTCCTGCTTGGCGAAGGGGCGCTTCTCCTCGCCCTCGAGCACGGTAACCTGGTCGCGCAAGTCGGCGGCGCTCTCGTCGCGCTTGGTGGCCCGCTCCTCAAGCGTGCTCAGGGTGTTGAAGATGCCGCGCCAGGAGACGGTGTTGACGCGCGTCAGCGTGCGCTCGTCGTCCTCGAAATGTCCATCGAAGTCACCGGGGATCGGGTCCCCACCCAGCGGACGCAGCGTGACAACGAGCCTGACCCCGGCAAACTCGCCGACCGTACCGATGACCGGGACCGCGTCCCATCGCTTGGCGCCGGCATTCTTGACCGCGAAGCGGGTCGCCAGGCCATCCAGGGCAACCTTGAGCGCAGCGACGCCAGCGTCCCCGCTCACCTTCTTGCCGTCGATCGTGCCCTCGAACGTGTCCTGGTCGATCTTGCCCAGGCGCCCGCTCCAGTCACGCAGCTTCTTGGCGACGTAGTCGTCCTCGCGTGCGCCACCACGGGCCCGCGCGATTTGCTCGCGGATCTCGCCCAGGCGGCGCTGGTGCCCTTGGCGCAGCACGCGGAGTCGCGTCAGGTCGGAGTCCAACTCGGTGAACTCGACGATCCGCGGATCGCCCGTCGCCGCGGCCTTGGCCTGCGCGTACGTGCTGGAATCGCCGTCGAGGTCTTCGATCTCGCGCAGCTCGAGATCGCCACGGAGGAACTGCTCGATCTGGTACTGCTTGTTCGAGAGTGCGCCCCACAGCTTGGCGTCGTAGCTTGGGCGCGTGGAGTAGCGCACGGAGAAGACGTCCTTGTTGAGGTTGCGCTGGCGCCAGACGCGGCCGTCGCGCTGCTCCATGTCGGCAGGCAGCCACGGGATCGACAGGTGGTGGACGGCCTTGAGGAGGCGCTGGGCGTTGACGCCCGTGCCCATCATCGGGGTCGAGCCGATCAGGACACGGACCTTGCCCGTGTTCATGGCCCGGAAGAGCTTGAGCTTCTCCTCGGCCTTCTCGTAGTCCTGGATGAAAGCGATCTGGTCGCGCGGGATGCCGGCGCGCATCAGGGCGGAGCGCAGGTATTCGTTGATCGAGAACCCGCGCGAGCCCGACACGCCGAGGTCCACGAAGATCATCTGCGTCAGGTCGCCGCGCACCTTGACCGGCTTGCCGGCGATCGTCTCCTCCAAGTCGACGCCCGTGCCCTCGTGCCACAGCTTGGCGACCTCGTCGACGCACCGGTCCAGCTTCGACTGCACGCTCGGCGAGGTGTTGGTGGCTGCCCGGTTGAGGCTGGAGAGCCGGAAGCGAGGGTCGATCGCCAGGTAGCGCGCGTCGGTCAGGATCTTGAGCCCGATCGAGCCCTTCTCCGGGCCAGTCGCGTGGTCAAGCGCGTGCGCCATCTCCTGCTGCGCTTTGCGCTGCTCGTCGGAGGCTTGGACCATGACGTCGCGCACGTGCATCTCGGGGCGCTGGATGTACGTGAGGTCCTTCACGTGGACGAAGTCCATGACCTCCGACGTGATGCGCTGAAGCTCGGGCACGTTGCGGAACTGCCCGAACCGCTCGACCTTCTTCATTCGGTTGCCCGGGTCGATCTCGAACGACGTGCGCATCGAACCGAAGTTGGACGCCCACGCATCGAACGAGGACAGGCCCAGGCTCTCGAGCACGTGCGACTGGAGGTAGCGCTGGATCGTGTAGAGCTCGCCCATCGTGTTGGTGATCGGCGTGCCCGACGCCATGACCAACGCCCGGCCGGGGTTCTTCCGGTTGAGCATCCGGCTCTTGATGAAGAAGTCGAGCGAGCGATTGCTGCCGGCCGTCGAGATGCCCTTGACGTTGCCGCGCGACGTGTAGAAGTCGAGCCGGCGGTACGCGTGTGCCTCGTCAACGAAGAGGAAGTCCACGCCCATGTCCGAGAACAGGACGCCGACGTCCTTCTTCGACTGCTCGGTCAGGGCGGCGAGTCGCTGCTGGAGAGCCTTGCGGCGGCGCTCGAGGTCCTTCACGCCGAATCGGTCACGGTTCTTCGTGGCCTGGATCAGTGCGTCCGTCAGGTCGTCAATCTGCTCGTCGATGAAGTCTTTGACCTCCTCGATCGGGGCGCGCACGCGCTCGAACGCCGACTGCGTGATGAAGATCGCGTCCCAGCTGCCGGTCGCGGCGCGGGCCACGAACGAGCGGCGCCGGTCCTTGTGAAAGTTCTTCTCGTCGGCAACGAGGATCGAAGCCTGCGGGTAAGCCTGAAGCGTCTCGCGCGCGAACTGCGCGAGCATGTGGTTCGGCACCACGAACATCGGTTTGCGAGCCAGGCCGAGCCGGCGCAGCTCCATCGCGGCGGCGGCCATGGCGAGCGTCTTGCCCGCGCCAACGCCGTGCGCCATGTACGTGTTGCCCGTCTGGATGATGCGCCAGACGACGTTCTTCTGGTGCTTGCGCAGCGTGAAGGCGCCCGACATGCCCGGCATGGTCAGGTGCTTGCCGTCGAACTTGCGTGGCACGACGGCGTTGAAGCGCTCGTTGTAGTCCTTCACCAGGCGCAGCCGGCGCTCGTCGCTGCTCCACAGCCACTTCTCGAACTCCTCGCGCAGCTCGCTGGCCTTCTGGTTCGCTTCCGTGGTGGCCTGCGCGTCGAGCACGAGCGACGTTCCGCCATGTTCGTTGCGGACCGCGCGCTTCACCTCGATCGGACGGTTGTTGAGGAGGTCGCGCATCAGGTGGCTGGCCGGGTAGTCGCCCGTGCCCCACTTGACCGTCTGGTTCGGGTGGTGCTTGCTCCAGTCCGTCACGCTCCACTGATTGGCGCCCGGGTAGAACGAGACGGTCTCGCCGATCTTGAGGTGGGCGAGGAAGTCAGTCATGTCGGACGCGGGGATCCAGTGCTGCCCAAACTGGAGCTTGATCTGCTCGGCGACCAGGTCCTTGGGCTGCACGGCCTCGAGCGCGCGGACGTTGCGCGCGAACGCTGGATCGCGCTCGGCGCGCGCGCGAGCCGCGGCCAGCTTCACACGCACGTTGCCCGACAGGTACTCGCCGGCCTCGAGCCAGCCGTCGCTGCCCGGATCCTGGTACACGGCGTCGCCCAACTCCTCGATGATCGCGGCCGGGTCGCGGCCCAGGAGCTTCGACATGTGGTTCAGGTCGAGCTTGCCCACCTCGTTCAGCGTGACGTTCATCGCGTCCGACGCGGACGTCACGACCGGAACGACCTGCGGCACGACGGTGCGCTCACGGAAGAATCGGCCCTTGCTGGCCTTCAGGTTCTCCTCGTCCCAGTCCTCGATCGCGGCCACGCGGTAGACGTCCGGGTCCTCCCACAGGGCGGAGAGGTTCGGCTGGCGCACGATGGTGATCGCCTTGCCCGTCTTCTTCGACAGGCGCGCGGTCTCCGTCACGGTGGTCAGGTTGATCGCGCCGTGCTTCTTCACGAACGCGTCGTATTGCTTGTTGACGTCGACGAGCGCCTTGTCGAAGTCGCCCACGCCATCAACCTGCGCGCGGAACACCGCGAGCACGGCGTCACGCAGCGGAGCGTACGAGCGCAGGATCTCGAGGTCCTTGGGCGAGGTCTCCCCTTCGGCCTCCACGTCGACGTCGACGCCGTCGCGGCGCTGCCACAGCTTGTCTTGGGCGATGTGGAACGAGCGGTCGGAAACGCCCTCGGCCACGCGATTCAGCGGCCCACGCTGGTCCAGCTGCTCCGTCTGGCCGGCCGCGGTGTAGACGCCCTCGGGCAAGCGCAGCATGGCCTCGCGCACCTGCTCGGCGATCGGGCGCGACTTGTCGGGCTCGACGGTGTAACCGCCCGCGGCGAAGTGCGTGCCCGTGAGCCGATGCTGGCCCAACACCATCTCGGGGTGCTGCGCGTAGTACTCGTTGATGAGAGTCGGGCCCTCGGGGGTGTCGATGTTGACCAGCTTCGCCCAGGCTTGGCCCTTCGATTCCTGGCCCAGCTTCTTGCGGCGCAGGATGAGGATGTCGGTGACGACCTCGGTGCCGGCGTTCTCGAGGAACGCGGTCTGCGGCAAGCGCACGGCGCCCAACAACTCGGCTCGCTCCGCCATGAGCGCGCGAGACTTGTCGTTCTCCTTGTCCATCGTGAACCGGCTGGTCACGAACATGACGATCCCGCCCGGGCGCACGCGATCGAGCGTCTTCACGAAGAAGAAGTCGTGCAGCGAGAGCTTGGCCTTCCGGTACTCGTCGTCGGAGAGGATCGTGATCTTGGCGAACGGCGGATTGCCGATCCCCGCGTCGAACGTGTCGCGCGGCGCCTCGAACTGCTCGAAGCCCTGCGAGCGGATGTCGGCCTTGGGGTACAGCAGCTTGGCGATGCCGGCCGTGATCGGGTCCAGCTCGACGCCCGTGTACGTCGAGCGAGCGGCCATGTCCTCGGGCATCAGCCCGATGAAGTGCCCGACGCCCAGGCCCGGCTCGAGGAACGAGCCATGCGCGAAGCCGAGACGTTGCAGGCCGACGTACATCGCGCGGATGACGTCCGGCGACGTGTAGTGCGCGTTGAGCGTCGACGCGCGCATGGCGTCGTACTCGCCCGGCTCGACGAGCGAGCGCAGCTCCTCGGCCTCCTTCTCCCAGCCCTTGCGGATCTTGCCCGTGCGCGGGTCGGCGAACATGTTGTTGGCCAACTCGGATGCGCCCCAGCCCACATAGAGCACGAGCGCGCGCTTCTCCGACGGCAACACCGGGCGGCCGGTCTTCAGCACGTCCTTGAGGATCTTGATCGCGTCGAGGTTCTGGCGCGCGCGCTGGCGCCACGGGCCCTTGCCCACCTGGTCGGCCTCGGTGATGCGGTAGTTCTCGGTGTGCGGCTTCTCGAGCGCTTCGACCGGCGGCTCGGGCTTGGCCAGCACCTCGCGCGCGTAACGCACCAGGTACGGCTGCATCGCGCGCACCTTCTCGGGCGGGAGCTTCTGCTGCACCACCAGGAACGACACGAGCCCGCGGACGAGCGCGAGCGGTTCCTTCGCGTCGCTGCCCAGGCTCTTGGCGACGACGTCGAAGGCGCCCTTCACGCGGCCGTACTTCGCCTCGTCGATGCCGGTCGGCGCGACGTTGAACTCGTCGAGCAACTGGTCGATCGCGCGGTCGAGGTCGCTCTTCGCTGCCGGCGGCGGCGTGAGCCTGATCTCGTCGAGCTTCGGCTGGATCGCCTTGATCTGCTCGAGGTGCCGGCGCCACCCTTCGACGGCCGACTGGATGTTCGCGCCGGCCTTCTCGAAGCTACGCTTCGCGTCCAGCAGGTGCTTGTCGTCGGACTCCGACACCTCGGTGATTCCGAGGTGCTGGTACAGGTCCCACGCGTTCGCCGCGGCGCGGTCGAAGTAGTCCAGGTACCACGAGGTCTTGGCCTGCTTGCGGTAGTCCTCCGCCTTCAGCAGGTACAGGTGGATGTTCGTCATGAACATCTTGGCCTTGCGCGTCCACTCCTCGTCGCGCACGGGCTGTTCGACGGGCTTCCGCTCGACGAATGGCGACATCACCTCGGGCTTCTTGGCCTCGAGCGCCGGCGGCGTGATCGGATGCGGCGCCGGCTTCTTCGCCCTCAGTCGCTTGGGCTTGCCGACGATCGCCGCGGCGTCAGGCGGCGGGAGGGGCTTTTGCCGGACGGGCTCGGGTTCGGGCTCTGCGCCGGCGAGTTGTCGCTCGATCTCGGCGTTGACGAGGTCCTCGAGACCGTCGCCAGGTTGTCCACCGTCTCCACGAGGCTCTGCATGACGATCTCCCTCGCCATGCTCGCGTCGTTGTTCAGACGTTGCACCCTCGGGTTGTACGTCTTGGGGAGCGGTTCCTTCTTCGCTGCTCCGCTCATCGTCTGCGCGTACAGGTCGGAGCCGTCGCTTTCCAGGTCGTCGAGCACCTGCTTCAGGCTGCCCGACAGCTTCAGCTGCGCCAGCAGGTTCGGCTGCCGCGCCTTCAGCACCTCGAGCGCCATCGTTCGGACCAGGCCCATTGCCAGACTCCTCGGACGCGGTGGCGCCCTTCTCCAAGGGTACTTCGGATTCGGTGACCGGCTCGGCCTTCCACACCACTTCGCCATTGGGCCCGCGCGTGGGGATCAGGCGGCCCTTGCTCGGCTGGGCGACGGGCTCGGCCGACGGAGTCACGGTCTCCGTGGCCGGGCCCTGCTCGCGTTCCGTGTCATTCGGAACCGTCGGCTCACCCGGGCTCATCGTAGGGGCACCCTCCGACGCAGGGGCCTCCTCCGGGGGCTTGGCCGCGGCGGGAGACTCCCGAATCACCTCCGCGGCCCGCGCTTCTGCCTTCACCCCCACGGTCTCGTTGAGCAAGGCGCGCAGCTTGAGCGCGATCTGCGCGGCCCGCTGCGGGTCCATCTCGGTCGCGCGGTCGCTCGTCTTGCGGATCCCCACGTTCGGCGTGAGGGCCCGGGCTTCGGCCTGGAACTTCTTGAGCTGGCGCTCGATCGCCGTCGGGAGGTTGGTCCCGATCATGCGGTTCACGGTCGTGACGATCGCGTCGAGGATCGAATGGAAGAGGCCCGGGTTCTTCGTGGCCAGGCGCACGAGGCGCTGCGGGTCACGGAACGCAAGCTCGACGTACCCCGCCATCGCTTCGACGTAGCGCGAGAGCCCTTCGTTCTGGGTCTGCTCGGAGTCGAGCGTCTTGCCCAAGGTGGTCTTGATGTCGCTGGCGTACTCGGCCTCGGCCTGGTCGAGCCCTTCCGGGTCCGCGGCGCGCACGTCGGCGTAGAACCGGCCCCAGGACTGCCGGCGCACGCGGCGCACGGCGTGGGCTGCCTCGTGGAAGACGGTCGCCCGGAGCGTGTTGTCCGCGCCCGTGTTCGCGTCGAGTGCGATCGCGTGCCCGTTGAAGACGGCGCCCAGCTGCATCTGGCTCCCGCCCACGTCGACGAACGCGGTCGGGATGCCCCGCTCTTGGAGGAAGTCTCGGGCCCACTCCTGGATCGGCCCGCGCGGCTCGACGATGCGAGCGCTGCTCGGGTCGACTGCGGAGCCGGCGGCCTTCGAATTCGCGTGTACGAGGGTCGCGGCGGCCCGCTGGGCCTCCTCGTCGACGCCGGCCATGTCGGCCGGCACGTGAGGCGCGCGCGCGGCCTCCTCCTCGGCCGGGCCCACCTCGTCCCATCCGACCGGGGCGCCGGGAGCGGGACGGGATCCCGTGGCGCTCCCGTCGGGCTCCCGTTGGGGAGCGGCCCCACCCTCGGTCATAGTCGGCGGCCCTTGCTCAAGGGACTGCCCAGGCTCGAGCTTGGTGGTCTCCTTGGCCGGCGCCTCGGGGATCAGCCTCGAGGCCAGGTGCCCGGCGGCGCCCGGCGCGGCGAAGGCGATCGCCTCGGCTGCGGCCTGCTTCCCGGAGGGGATGACGTCCGACCACGGATCGCCCAGCAGGATCGCCTTCATGGCCGATCCCACGCGTTCCTCGCCCATCTCGGCCAGGACCCCGTGCCACCCCGTCTTGCTGGCGATCTTCTCGAGCGCCTTCTCCACGGTCGCGTTGGGGACCGTCTGGACGTATCGGTCGATGATCTTGGCCGCGAGCTGGTTCAGGCTCGCCTCCGGCGGGACCAGGCCCCCCGAGTGCTCGGAGACGTTCTCCACCCACATGTCGACGACGCCCTTGGGCAGCGTCTCGACGAGGTTGGGGAGCGAGCCCTGAATCACCAATTGCTCGCGGTCGCCCGTGATGCCGAGCTTGTCGGCGAGCGCGCGTTGGATCCCGGCGTCGAGCACCCGGCCCGGCATGGTCGCGGTCTGCACGGCGCTCTTGGCGGCGATCTCGACGCCCTTCGCCGCGACGCGCGTGAGGCGCCGCGCCGCGACGCCGCCCACGTCCATGGCCGTCTTGCGGAGGGCCTGCTGCAACGCGAGACCCATCCCCTTGAGGCCCGTGGTCGTGCCCAGGCGGCCCGCGACCTCGCCGCCCGCGATGAACTCGATCGCGTAGGCCGGCAGGGCGGTCAGGATCTTGCCGACCGTGTACCCGATCCCGGTGTCGCGCCGGCCCTCCTCGAGGAACTCGGCGACGATCTTCAGCTGCTCCTCGCTGGGGTTGCCGGCCTCCATGGCCTTGGCCGCGTCCCACAGCTTGACCATGCGGGCCCCGTCGACGACCTGGCCGACGAACGGGACCTCGCTCCACCCGACCTCCTTCAAGGCGTCGGTGAAGCCCTTGTCCGGCGGCTTGTAGAACTCCGCGGGGTCCTGGAACCCCTCGGGGTCGGGCGGATTCAGCGGGTTGGGGTACGCCTTCTGGCGCCGGTCGGGCGTGAAGAAGACCTGGGGATCGACGAACCCGTCTTCGCCTTGCGCCGTGGCCGGGGCCGCGGTGGTCGGGTCGGGCTCCTGGACGGGCGCCAGGCGCGGCAGCGGATTCGTCAGCGGGTCCATGCCTCGAGGCTACCCGCCGCCGCCCTCGCTCCCGTACTCCTCGCGGAACTTGTCGGCGCCACCGACGGGCTCCTTCGCGGCGCCCGCGCGGAAGCCATCGGGGATCCCCGCCTTCTCGCGCAGGGCGCGCAACGCGTCGTAGGCCGCCTTCACCTTGGCGCGGCGCGCTTCCTTGGCGCGGTCGGCCTGGCCGAACTCCGCGGCGAGCTCGCCGTTCAGCTGCGCCAGCTCGTTGCCGACGAAGAGGAGCGCGCGCTGCAACGAGCGCGGGCCCTTGTCGATCGCGTTGCCCTCGTAGCCGATCGCGTCGAGCGCGGCCTGGGCGCCCTTGGCGCTCTCCGCGTCGATCTTGAAGGGGGCGAGCTTCTGGGGCGGCGGCGCTTCCATGGCCGCGGCTTGGGCCTGGTCGCCCGGGAGGATGCCCAGCTTCAGCGTGCCCTTCTGCTGCTCGCGCGCGGCGTTCGCCTCGGCCTGGTCGGCCTGGCCCATGGCGTTCTGGTCGAACGGCGTGAGCTTGACCTTCTTCATCGAGACGGACCCGTCCGGCCCGACGCTGCGCACGCCCGTACGCTCGTAGATCGCGTCGACGGCACGGTTGCGCTCGTCGGGATCCTGAATGCTCTGGCTCTTTTGCAGGAGGTACGAGTCGCGCGCGGAGAGCACGACGCCACCACCGGCCGGGCCCGGACCACCTGCAGACGGTCCGCCCGCGGGCTCCTTCGGCTTCTCCCACCCCGCCGCTTCGGCCAAGTCGGGCATGGCCGCGTCGATGAGGTCGGAGAGGATCGACTTGTACTCCGAGCGGTCGATGGTGCCGTCGGCGACCATCTTCAGGAGCTTGGGCTCGTACGTCTCGCGGGCCTGCACGCGCAGCTGGGCGCGCACGCGCGCGGGCATCTGGTCCATCGACCGGCCGCGGCCCTCGAGCGCTTCCGGGCTGTTGCGGCCCTGGCCCATGAGCTTGGTCAGCTCGGCGTGTGCCTTGTCGAACTCGCCGTCGTACTTCGACGCGTTGACGTCGGCGATCAGCTGGTTCACGGCGCCCTTCACCTCGGGAGGCACGTCGCCGCCCATGGCCAGGCGATCGCGCGCTTCCATGGCGGTCTGTTCGAAGTCGGCGCGGTCGCGCGCGTAGCGCTCGCGTTGCGCGTGGAGGGTCTGGATCGTGTCGAGCTTCTGCCCGATGTCGTCGGGGTTCCACTCCGGCTCCTGCCCGTTGACCGGCGCCAGCTGGTCCTCGAGGCCGGTGAGCGCAGCGCCCGCGCGCGGATCCTCGCCGTACTGAGGGTTGCCCAGCATGTTGGCGAGCTTGGTGCGCACGCCCGTCTTGCGGATCGGGAGGAAGTCCTTTTCGAGCGCTTGCTTCGAGTCCTCCGCCCAGAACGCGCGAGCCTTCGCGGTCTCCGCCGGCGTCGCGCCCTGGATGTGCTCGAGCATCGCGTTCCGCTCGGCGACCTTGGCCTGGATCTCGGGCGGGAGCTTCCCGCCGGAGTACTTGTCGGCGAGGTGCTGGGCCTCCTGCTGGATGTCGTACTGGTGGCGCTTCACCTCGTCGCCCGCGGCGTTCTGCGCCATCTCGAGCCCGGAAGCCTGGGCCTCGGCGAAGCGCGCAGAAGCGGTGCCCTGACGCCGGTTGATCGCGCGCGCGGCAAGCTCGTCGGCCCGGTCTTGCGGATAGGCCGCATCGGCCCGGTCGTTCTCGATCTTGCGGCGCGCGCGCGCTTCACGCGCGGTGGTCAGGATCTCCTTCATGCGGGCCATCTCGGCGCCCTGAGACTGGCCCTTGAGGTAGTTGTCGCCGGCCTTGGCGATCGTGTCGGCCCAGCCGTTCGAATGGTCGATGATCACAGCTTGGCTCCCTTGGAAGCGCCGTAGGCTTGAGCCCCGGTCATCAGCAGCGATTGGAACAGCGACGGGCCGCCGACGTGCTGGATCTGCCCGAGCGATCCGGTGTAGCCCTGGCCCCACCCGAGGTTCTGCCCGATGGCTTGGTTGGCCTGCTCGCCCACTCCGCCCTCGGCGTTCGCGTCCATCGCGGTCTTCTGGAAGAGCGCGTTGGAGATCATGTTCGATGTCGCGTCCTCGATCGCGGCGTACGCGCGGCCGAGCGACTGGCCCGTGGCCACCTTCAGCTGCGCGGCGTTCGTCGAGTCGTAGAGCCCGGAGCGCGCGAGAGACTGCATCCCGCCGGCCTCGCCCACGCGGGCCTGGTCGGCCACGTCCTGGCGCGCGGCGACGGCGCCGGCGTTGATCGCACCGATCGCTCGGTCCGTGCCCTCACCGACGAGCTTCTGCGTGGCGAGAGCCGATTGCTTGGCCTCGGCCTGGAGGCCCTGCTGCTGCGGCCACAACGACTGCCACGTGCTCTTGATCGCACGCTCGTTGGCCATGTTGGCCCGGTTCGCGGCGTCCTGCGGGCTCTTGAACAGGAAGTCCGCTCCACCCTTGTAGAACTTGCCGACCTTGGAGAGGAAACCCATGTCACACCTGCATCAGTCCCCCCGCGCGCAGCACGCGGAGGATCTCGTTGACCTTGTCGAGCACCGTTGCCACGACGGCGCCCGCTGGAATGTCTACCACTGAATCGACCGGGGCGAGAGCGAGTGCTCCGTCCGTGATCGTGATCGGATCCTTGAGCTTGAGCGTCACCTGCTCGCCTTCGACGACCATCGGCGCCAGGAACTCGACCCACACCTCTCCGTCCTGGAGCTTCACGGGCAGGCGCACGCGCACGACGGTCTCGCCGTCGCCGCGGGACTCGACGCCATCGCCCGGCAACGGATCGACGGCCGCCGCGGCGCTGCGCCGCGAGCGGGGGTTGTCGCTGGGGGATCGCGTGGCGGTCACTCGATCGTCTCCCTTCCGCACTCCCACATGTCGCACGTGAGGCGCGAGAGCCCGACGCGCGAGCCGGCCCGCGCCGAGGACAGGCGCACGCCCAGGAAGTTGCCCTTCACGTTGCCCGGCTTGCGCAGGTCCTTGTTCGAGCGGAACGTGCCCGATGCCTTCGCGGCGCCCATGTCGTCCGGCGTGTCGGAGCCGAAGAGATCGTAGTCGACGGGGCCGCCGGACTCGGACAGCAGGGCCCGGATCAGGCCGAAGCGCATCTTCGCGCTGGAGCGCTTGGGACGCAGGGGCCCGATGAAGGTCTCGAATGCGATGGGCACGCCGTCATCGTCCTTGGCGTCCGGCGTGAAGAAGCGCAGGTACGAGTCCTCGCACCCGACCACCACGATGCGGTCGTCGGGGCGATCGCCGTCCAGGGTGCCGATGCACGTCGGCTGCACGCCCGTGTTGCCGACCACGCCGTGCGTGTCGGTGAAGGGGCCGCCCGGCTTGGCCTCGAGGAACCAGTGCTGCACCACCGTGCCACCGGCACCGTATGGGCAGACCTTCACGTACAGGCCCGGCATCCGCTTGTTGGTCTCCCACTCCAGGCGCACGTAGTACGCGGAGAGGTCGACCTTCGACATGGCCACGTCGAGCGTCGTGTCGGTCACGGGCTCGGGCTGCTGGCCCGGGCGCATCCGGTAGAGGCCGCCCGTCGACGCCCAGAACCAAAGCGCACCCGTAGGGTCCGTCGTCCACGGGCGCCCGTAGGACATCCCGATCTTGTCGGTGATGCGGTCGAACACTCCGCCGTTGCCCGGAGCCGGGTCGCCGTTGAGGAGCCACATCGACGAGTCGCAGCCGAAGATGATCCCGTCGTCCTTCCACGGGACCGCGGTGTTGATGATGTCCTTGGCCTGGCCGGCGAGCGACGTCGCGGCCGAGATGGCCTGCTGGGGATCGGGGATCGGCAGGATCGTGCGGTGGTCGTCGGGGTCGCCTTGCCGCGACATGTGCCAGTCGTAGCCGCTTTCGCCACGCAAGAGGACCGCGCGGCCGTTCCACGCCACGGCCAGCTCGCAGCCGGCGGGGAGCTTCCCGCTCGAGCGCGACGTCCACTTCTCGACGACGTCGGTGCGTGGGTCGTAGCGCAGGTAGTTGCGCCCGTCGACGTAGTACAGCTTGCCGAACAGCTCGAAGCGCGAGATGAAGCGCGCGTTGGCCGAGAGCTGCGGCGACGCCAGCGTGCCCGTTCCCGCGGGGTCGACCATCGTGCCCGGGGCCGCCCAGCGCTTGATCTTGCCGCCCGACACAGCGAGGAGCGCGCGGGCCCGCGGGCTCCCACCGTTCGACGTGGTCGTGACCATGCGAACACGATGCACCGTCGGCAGGACCGGATTGGCCACGGCCGCGCCACCGGCCGCGGTGCGCGTGAAGAGCACGACGTGCTCCGCGCGCGGGTACTGGCCCAAGGACGTCGGCGCCTTCTTGAAGTCGTCGGGGATCGCGCCCGTGCCATCGCCGACGACGTACGGCGGGACGGTCGGGTCGCACACGACACCGTAGACCTGCTGGTCGTCGGGGAACTGCACCGTGTCGATCGTGTCGAGCACCTTGCCGCGCAGGTACGTGCCCACGTCCTGCCCGCCCTTGGCGAACACGAACACCTGCAACGAGTCGGTGAGGCCGCCGGCTCGGATGCGGTAGTACGGCACGTACAGGTTGTCGAACGTGTCGACGGCCAGGCGCGTGTTGGGGTTGTCGAGGTCGTAGCTGCCCGGCACGGCGAAGCCAGGAGTCCACGCGGAGCCCGGGGGCATGGGCTCGGACCAGGCGCCGTCAGCCTTCGCGGTCGAGTACGAGTCGCCCTTGTCGATCAGGCATCGCACACCGACGGCGTCGACTGTGCCGTTCGTGACGCGCGGGCCCGTGGTATGGACGCGTCCGCCCGATCCGCACACCACGCCATGGCCCACTCCGCCGAGCGGGAGGCCCGTGCCCGTCGTGGCGACCCAGACGAGGCCAGCGGTCGTCGCGTTGTACTTGGCCAGCATCCCTTCCGGCCGAGTCAGCTGGAACGCAGGGTTCGTGCTGGCACCCGTCTTGGGAGGCGGGTTTGCCTTGTAGGTGTGCCCAGCCGGGAGCAAGTGCGCGATCCCATTGTTGTGGGCCATGTAGCCCTCGAACTCCTCGAGGACGCGCACCGGCAAGTTGTCGCCCGTCGAGATCGGGGCGACGCTGCCACTGTTCTGGAAGAAGACCGTCAGGCCCTCCGCGAAGTCGCCCAGGTACGCGGTGATCGCGCCCACGGCGATGCCGAGGCGCCCGAAGTACGTGGGCCCGTCCGCGAAGAAGTTGGCCACGCCCGCGTCGGCGCCGATCGCTTGGCCATTGACGCGCATGGCGATCTGCTTCGTCGCGCCACTGGTGCCGAAGATCGACACCATGACGCAGGGCGGGTTCGTGTTGAAGGTGCCCGAGAAGTCGACGGCGCCCGCGCCCTTCACGCCAGACACGCGGATCGCGCCGATCGTGGCGACGCCCGCGGCGTTGCTGCCGGACGCGACGAAGAGGCGCCCCACGGATCCGCCCGTGCGATTCGCGTCGGTCTGCTGCATCACGCAGCGCTCGACGGGGTTCGCGGTCTCGAGCGCCGGGCGCAGCAGCAGGATCATGCACCAGCCCTTCGAGTCGGTTCCGTACCCGGGGAGGATGTTCTTCTGCGCGTCGCCCGTGTTCTCGCCGGCACCGGGGTTGGGGCCCGAGACGTAGCCCGTCGTGGCGCCGTCGAAGCGCAGCGAGGGGCGATAGCCGATGCCGTGCTCGTTGTAGACCGCGGCCTTCCAGCCGGCGTTCACGTTGGCGTACAGGTGCCGACCGTTCGGCGAGAAGTCGAGGATGGTCGGGACCGGCTTGCCCTCGGTGAAACCCAGCTGCTTCTTGAGGTCGGACCACCACCACAGGTTCACGTTGTAGCGGTATTGCCACGTGACGCCACCGACGACGATGTCCTTGTCGTCGTACGGCGTCCACCCAGCCGAGGCCGGCGTGAAGCCAGGTGCGCGCGGGTTGAGCGCACGCTGCGCGAAGGGAGGGCTCGAGACGAACGCGTTGCCGGCGGAGTCGACGTCGAAGTTCGCCACGGGATACGCGCAATCGTTCTGGCTCTCCGCGCGCACGCTCGAGCTGCGCGGCGACGAGTACACGACGATCCTCGCTTGGAACTCGCGCGGCTGGTTCTGGATCGTGTAGAGGCGCCCGAGCGCGATCTTCATCTGCTCGACGAAGAGCCCGACGTCGAGGTGCCAGGTCAGGAGCGGCGTCGAGTCGTCGTCCTGCTCCTGGTAGCGCCAAATGCGGCTCTTCGTGACGTCGCCGCCGTAGGAGACGGCCACGTACACGCCCCCGAACTCGTCGATCGTGATCGCCCGGCAGCGGTGGTCGGGGTGCTGCATCTCGAGCGTGAGCGTCCACACCGTCTTGCCGGCGCTGTTGAGCTTCGTGACGCTGCGCCCGCCCGCAACGCAGTACAGGTTCCCGACCAGGTCCGGCACGACGGCCAGGCAATCACCATCGCCGGCAAGACGCTGCGCCCAATCGAGCACGCCGAGGTTGGTGCCCGCGACGGAGTACGTCTTGCGCTTGGCGTCGTAGGTGATCTGCCCGACGTCCTGCACCTTGCCGCCCCCGACGGCGTCGACCTTGACCGTGCACGCCTTGTCCATGCCCGCGCGCGACGACACCTCGCCGGCACGTCCCGTGTCGGGATTGGTGCCACGAGCGTTCCTGGCCGTGCGCGCGGTGCCCGGAGGTTGGGCGACGCGCGCGAGGTCCTGGGACTCGCCCCCGAAGGGCAGCGGGATGTCGACCGTTGCCATCAGGATGGATTGGCCAGGGTCGAGCCGACCCACCCTCCGTAGTTGCCGCGGCGCCGATCCTGCACGTGCCCACCTTCCATCGGGCCGGGCACCGACTGCTGGAACCCGTCACGACGTCGAGCCCCACGATAGAGCGGGTTGTCCATCGTCAGCACCTTGGCCAGGCGCTCGGCCACGGTCGCGTTGTCGTGCTCGGTGAGGCCCTTCAGGTAGGCCAGCACGCAGTCGAAGAAGAGCGGTTCCATCCACGTCGGCAGGTTGATGTGGTCCTCGGCCGAGGTGAGCTGGCGCCAGGTCGCGCGGTAGAGGATCGTGACCGCGCCCGGCTGGTTGGTCGTCGGCACGGGGTACACGTACAGGCGCGGAACGGGATCGGGCCCGGTCGACGGGCTCTCCGGCGTGAACACGGCGCCGATGTAGGTGAAGCCCACCGGCGCGATCCCGTACGAGACGGCGTCGTCGTACTCGTCCGGCGTGGTGATCTTGACGAAGTTCGTGAGCCCGTTGGTGGCGATCGCGCCACGGCCGCGGAACTCGCCGAAGTCCGGGGGCAGCGTCACGTAGTTCTGCGTGGCGACCAGGTCGGCGGTGACCGGCGCGCGCAGGAGGAACGCCCACTCGACGTGCGAGTACAGGACGTGGCCCACCTCGTTGAGGAGACCGAGCGGCGTGACGGCCGCGGGGATGTCCGTGCCGAGGATCTCGGCTGCTCGGGTCACGACTTGCTGGGCGAGGAGGGCCATGTGGTTCGTTCCGAGTGAGGGGTAGGGGCGGGGAGGGAGCTGGGCAGGCCGTGGATCGAAGGATCCAACAGCAACCCCCTCCCCGCCTTTTCAAATGCGGCCCGAGGGCCGCGGAACATCAACGCAGACCGTTGATGCCGTCGAAGAAGGCCAACACCGGCGTGTGGTCGTTGAGGCCGACCGTTCCGCCGTTGTAGTTGCCCGACGCCGACGTGAGAACCGCGCACACCTTCGCTTGGCCACCGGGGGCCGCGGCGAACGTGATGCCGGGGAACGCGTTGGCGACGGTGCCTCCCCAACCCTTCGTCAAGGCCACCAAGACGCCGCCCGTCGACGGGCGCACGGTGACCTGCTTGCCGCGGATCTGGAACTTGCCGAGCGCGTTGACCGCCAGGCCCGCCGTGCCCGTGTAGGCCGTGCAGACGCCGGCCGAGGCCGACAGAGCGGTGGCAACGGCACCACGCGTGAAGGCCGAGGTCGTGCCACCGGTGAAGGTCGCATCGCCCGTGTCGAAGTCGAGCGCCGCGATCGACCCTTGGTAGATCGTGTTGGCGCTGACGTTGTAGAGGTAGACGTACTCGTCGACGCAGTCGAATCCCTGCGGCAGCGACGTGGAAACCAGCTTCATGTGTCTTGTCGTTTCTGGGCCCCAGCTCTCACCGGGGCCCGGGTTGGGCGTTGGTGGGTTGGGGATCAGGACAGCGTGGCGAGCGGCGACACGATGAACTGACGGCGCAGGGAACGGGCGTACAGGTTGTGCCATTGCTGGACGATCTGCACGAACGTGTCGACTTGGTTGGGGTGCTCACGCACCTTGCCCACCTTCGCGTAGTACTTGGCGTGCAACACCGGGAACAGGTACAGCGGGTTGATGCCGTAGTAGCGCGGGCCCTTCTTGACCGTGGTGCCGCCGTTGTAGGTGCCGAGGCCACCGGCCGAACCGTCCGGGTAGAGCAACGCGGTGTCGAGCGTGGCGACCCACACGATGTCGATGCCGGCGAAGCGCGGGTTGCCGTAGTTGGCGTCCTGCGGCGTCAGCAGTCGATCGTTGTGGCGACGGAGCGCGATCTCCATGTTCGTCACGCCATCGAGCTGCGTGGCGATGAACTGCGGGTGGCTCACCTGCTCGGAGTACTGCTCGCCCTTGCCCGGCAACGGCGCGAAGCCCGATTGGTGGACCGCCTTCGACAACGCGCTGAAGCCGTCCCAATCCGCGCCGAGGAGCGGCGTGGTGGGCAGCTGCGACATGGTCTGGCGCACGTTGTCCCACTTGGGGTTCAACGTGACCGACATGCCCTGCTTGGTGCCACCGGTCGTCCAGTTGCCGGTGATCGCGGTGTTGTAGAGACCGTTGGCCTCTTCGTTCACCAGGGCGGGGATGCAGTACGGCGTCTTGCCGCCGCTCGATTCCATCTGGCCCAACGACGGCGTCGCCCAGAGGTCGTCCTCGCAGCCGTTGTACCAGCTGGTCCAGAGGCGCTCCCACTTGATGCGCTTGACCTCCTTGAACATGTGGAACCAGCCGGCATCCGTCATGTACTCGGTGTTGTCGTTGAGGTCGATTTCCGCCGCGTCCCACGCGAGGTGGTCGAGCGTGAACTTCCACGGCACCTCGTGGTACGTGGTGACTTGCGGGTTCTGCCAGTTGAACTCTTGGCCGCGTTGCACGTGCTGGCGCGTGCTCTTCTCGTCGAACATCACGACGTCGCGGATCGTCTTGCCGCCCTTGAGGGTGCGAGCGATCCCGGCGCCCTTGAGCATCCGGCCGTAGATGTAGGTGTTGCGGGTGGCTTCGTTCAGCACGGATTGGGCGTCGGTGAGGAGCGCCGGGCCCGTGTTGTCCATGAAGTCGTTGAAATAGGAGATGTCGATTCCAGGCATGTGAGGTCTCTCGATCAGCGGCCGAGCACGGCACGTCGAGCGTCCTCACCTCGCTTCCCTGCGATGATCTGCATCCCGATCGCTTCCTCGGCCTGCTCAGGTTTGAGGGGACCTCGATCACCCCGGGTCGTGCGGGTGAAGGGTCGATTGCTTTCGGCCTTGTGTTTGCGTTGGTTGGCTCGTTCTTGCTTGGCGACCAGGGCATCGGCGTAGCGAGCACCAGCGGCCTTCTTCGCCACCTCGCGCAGTCCACGGAGCCCGCCGGACTTGTGCTTCTTGGTGGCCAAGAGGTCTTCGATGTCGCCATGCACGGCTTCCCATTCGCCGTCGTCCTCGAGCTGAGGGAAGGTCTCCATCAGCCCGGCGCGCACCGACTCCAGAGCCATCTCGAGGACCACGCTTCCCGCGCGGTCGAGGGTCTCTTGGAACTCGGCACGCATCGCACGCGTTTCCTCGCGCTGGGCGCGAGCGGCATCGGCAAAGGGCTTCAACATCGCCTTCGCCGGCTCGGCCGCCTCCTGACCGTAGGTCTTCACGAACGAGTCCACGGCCTTGTCGAGGTCGAGAGGGTCGGGCGCCTGGGTGCCCTCCTTCGTTCCTGCTGCGGCGGTGGCCTTCGCGGCCTGGTCGGGTGCGGCCTGACGTCCTTGAGCCTGCTGGCGCTCGATGCGCTGCTGGCGCTTGGACAACTCGACGATGTCGGCATCGTCGAGCTTGTCGAGGGTTTTCTTGCCCACGAGGCGCATGGCGCGCTCCCGGTGCTCTCGCATCGCGGGGTCGTCGTCGCCTTCCTCTTCCTCCTGATCGTCGTCAGGGTCGGTGTCGGAAGCCTCGTCGTCGGCGTCGTCCTCGTCCTCCGTGGGGAGGTCGAGGTCTTCGTCGGCGTCGTCACCCAGCTCGGCAGTCGCGTCCTCCTCGAGCTGGCGTTCCTGCTTGTTCTTGCCCTTGGGCTTGTCCGCGCGCTCCGGCTTCTCGCGGCGCTGCGGCTCGTCGTCGTCGCCGTCTTCCACGGTGACGGTCACCTTCTTCGACGTCCGGCGCTGCGGTTCCTCGGGCTTCTTGCCCTGCGCCTTGGCGACGATGCCCTTCAGGTACTCGTCTTCCTTCGACACCTTGCGAGCGCGGTCCTTGGCGACCTGGCGCGCGGCCTCGGTGTCGGCGGGGACGGCGTTGGTGTCCCCACGGTCGGGCGCGATGCCCGGCATCCCTTGGACGTGCTTGGCGAGGTTCACGTCCTTCGCCGCGGCGATGTCATTCACGACTGTCTTGCCTGCCATCGTTCATTCCTCGATGTCGAACGGGCGCCCGGCAGCACGCGTCTTTCGCGCGTACTCCCGTGCCTCCGCCTTCGAGACGAACGCTGCCCTGCCAAGAGCGTCGTGTCTGGGTGCCAGCGGATCGTAGAGGGGTGTTTGCCAGGACGCAAACCTCCAGTCGGCGACGATGCCTTGCGGAGCCGATCCTTGTCCCGTGTCCAGGATGCGGCGGAACGTGCGACCGGCGAACCGGCGCACCTCACCGATGCGCGGGAACTTGGAGATCGGGAAGAAGGCTTCGACCTGTTTCCCTGCGGTGTTCTCGAACGTGTAGGTCGGCATCGTTACTTCGCCGCGGTGCTCGCCTTCTTGGCCATGCCGGGCTTCGCGGCCGGCTGCGCGGTCGGCATCGGGACCGGCGCGACCTTCGGTGCGGCTGGCGCCGCGGCCGGCTGGGCTCGACGCCCGAGGCCGGCTTGCCCACCACCACCACCGGAGCGCGGCCGTCCGAGGTCGCCGGTCATGCGCGGCTGCGGCGCAGGCAGCGGCGCGGGCAGCTGGGCCATCTTCGCCGCGATGTCGAAGTCCACCAGGTCGGAGAACTCGGGCCAGTTGTTGGCGTCGGCGATCATCTGGAAGAGCTGCTTCCAGCGCACGTGCGGGTTGAGCGGGATGACGGGCGCGATCTCGACGGCGAGCTGGAGCGCCATCTGCATCCGCGCGGCGGTCGTCGCCTCGTCGGTGCGCTTCATCGAGTAGGGCTCGACGGTCAGGCCCAGGAACTCGAAGTCGAGGCCCGTGGCCTCCCAGAAGAGCCCGCCGTGGAACCACGGCTCCGGGGGCACCATGACGGGCCCGGCCGCGGTCATCACCTGCCGGCCCTGCATGTTCATCTCGCTCGCGGCGTCTTCGCCCAGCGGGATGGCCACCTGGTTCGAGTGATAGATGTACCAGGCCATGCGCTTCAGGGCGGAAGCGGTGTCGGCCACGAACCGACGGTCGGCGAAGCCCAGGCGCACGCTGCTCGAGCTGGCCGCGATCTCGTTCTCGCGCGCGGTGCCCAGGCCCGTGACGTTGCCGCGGAGAGCGTCGTTGATGCCCAGGCCGCGGTCCAGGCGAGCCTTGGCGAGGCCCATGTACCCGAGCTGCGTCTCGGACGCCCCGCCGAGCTCTACGGACACGATCCCGCCCTTGGACATGCCGTTGATCGGCACGACCCAATCGGTCTTGCAGCGCTTCACCTTGGCGACCAGGTCGACGTCGGTGGCGTCCACGAACACCAGGCGCTTGTAGCCGGCCGCGGCGGTCGAGATGGCCTGCGCGTGGGCGTTCACGTCGGCCGACTGGATCTGCATCGCCGTGAGCGGCGAGAGCGGGAAGGGATCGTCGAGCACGGGGTAGATGCCGAAGATTTGGCGCGGCCCGTCCGGCGGTCCGAAGAACCCGCGCGGCTTGCGCAGCTGGAGCGGCCGGCCGTTGCGGCCCAGCGATCCGTTGACGCCCACGGTGCGACAGGTGCCGTTGAAGCCCTCTTCGCGGTCGAAGCCCGGTAGCTGCTCGTTGCGCATCCAGAACTCGACGCCCACGACCATGTCGCGGTTGAGGTCGCGCACCTTGTCGTCGTAGCCCAGCATGTCCAGGTCGGCGTCGCCGCGGGCCTTCTTGATCGCCTCCACGTTCCACCCCTCGTCGGGGTGATTGGCCGCGCGCTCGAGCAACTCCTCGCGCGGGTACATGAAGACCATCCAGTCGTAGCGCCGGTCGACCCACTTCTTGGCGAGGGAGTCGAACCCGTACTCGCGCGGGCTCTTGTGGCGGAACACGGGGCGCTTGGGCCGGCCCTTCTTGTTGTGCCCGCCCACGTGGAGGATGTCGGCCGACACGCCGAACCACTCTTCGAAGTCGATCTCGCCCACGCCGTGCACGGTGAGCGTGTCGAACGCGACGTCCGTGAGCGGCCGGGCGATCTCCGTGTCCACGCAGAGCTTGTTGACCGCCGTGGTCATGGCCTTCGAGATGTCGCCCATGCGCGCGGGCAGCGACGTAGTGCAGCGCACGCGCGGGTTGTCGAAGCACAGGGTCGGCGCGACCAGCGACAGGTACTCGAAGGAGGTCGCCTCGAGCGCGATGTCGGTGTTGCCCGGGTCGGCGTCTCCGCCCCACTTCGGGCCCGTGTACTCCCTTGTCCGCTCGTCCAGGCGCTCGAGATAGCCGTCACGCTTCTCGGAGTCCTGACGGTATTTCTGCCAAAGCTGCTCGACGGTGGCGCTCATTTCCAGCCAGCTCCCGGTCGCCACTTGCGCGGCGCATCGTCATCGTCGCCGGGCCTGTCCCACCCGAGAACGTCATCGACGGTACCACGCTTCGGCGCCTCCTTCACGACGGGGCCGCCCAGGTTGAAGGGCCACGATCCGACGGCGTAGTAGCGCGTCGTGTCGCAGCCGTGGTTCGGTCGGCCTTCCTTCGGCCGCTCGCGGATGGGCTTGTCGGGGTCCTGCTCGTCCCACACGTACGACTGGAACTCTTGGACGTCGTTGATCGGGAGCATGGCCTCGGCCAGCTCGGGGTCGATGCCTCCGTACTGCGCGTCCTTGAGGAAGAACATGCGCGTCTTGGTAGGCACCAGGTTGGCCACGCCCTGCTGGTTGCCCAGGGCCCAGTTGACCTGGTCGATGCCGGCGCGCACGGAGCCGGCGCCCTTCTCGATCGGCACCACGAGCTTGGGCGCGTTGCGTCCGACGATCGGGCCCAGGCGGTGGTTGAGGAACTCGATCGCGCCCGGATCCTCGGAGTCCGCGAAGATGCGGCGCATCTTGAACCCCTGGCTCCACAGGTCCTCGATGTGCTGCGCCCACCAGTCGATCAGGCGCTTGGTGTGATAGATGACCTTGACGCGGTACGCGACCTTGAGCCCGTCGGCGCCGGTCTTGGCGCCCCACAGCTGGAAGCAACCTGGCGCGGTGAAGCCGAAGTCCATCGAGCCGAACCAGTCGGTGATGCCGAGCGAGGCCCGGTAGTCGATCACACCCTGGTCGTTCGGCAGCGGGTGGTAGATGTCGTGGACGGCCGGGTCGTAGAACTCGAAGCACATGCCCTCTTCGCCCTGCCACTGGCCGTAGAGGTAGTTGGCCCTGCGAGCGCCGGTCAGCTTCTCGAGGATGCCCATGTACTGCTCGCCGCGGTCGGTCCACTCGCCCTTCTCGCGGTCCCAATAGAGCGGGTTGTCCTGGTGGCGCGAGTACAGCCGCACGCCCGTGCTCGAGAACCGGCGATTGAGCCAGTGGTGCGGCGAGCCCGGGTTCGTGTCGACGATCATCTGCTGGCGACGACGTCGACCAGGCCCGGGCAGAACCATGTTGCGCAAGCGCGTGAGGAGCTGCTCGTACGGCTTGACCGTCGAGACTTCGATGCCCTCGAACAGGATGATGATGTCGAAGAAGCCCGACATGAACTTGTCGGGTCGGTCGATGCCGGCCAGCACGATCTCGGCGCCCGGCGTGCCGTCCTTGGAGTCCGGCCACTGGTAGTTGTCGCGGTTCCCGCGCGTTCCGCCACGCATCAGGATCGGATGGCCCGGCGGGACCACCTGCTGCTCCCACGTGACGAGCACGGTCTCCGACATCGAGACGCGCGTGTCGCGCAGGAACAGCACGCGGATGCCCGGGTGCATCTCGCACATGGCGAACACCCACTCGAGGAGGCCGCGCGTCTTGCCCGTGCCGGCCGGCCCCTCGAGTAGCACCTCGTCGTCGTACGTCTCCCACAGCTCGCGGACGGCGCCGTACGGCGTGTAGTCGTGGACGATCGTTCTACCCACGCGGCCTCTTGAGCACGACCAGGAGGATCAGGTTTCCCGCGAACGAGGCGAGCACGAAGAGGATCAGAGTCCCGGCAAAGCCCATCGGTCCTCCTTGGCGGCTTCGAGCGGCGACAGCGGCGAGCGGAAGCCCTCCGGCACCGGATCGTCGAAGAGCTTGTAACGATCGAGGCCCATCGCCCGCGCGATGCTTTCTGTCCTCTTGCGCAGCTCGTCCTTGTACTGGCGGAACTGAGCGTCGGAGATTCCGCCCAGCTCGATGCTGACGCGGGACTCGCTCTCGTGGATCGTGGGATGGTCGAGCCTTGCCTTCGTCATCGGCACGCCTTGGAACGTGCCGGCAGGTTGCCCGACAAATTCGCCGAAGATGTCCTTCCACGTGCGCTCGCGGCGCTCCGGGGTCGCCATCGCGTACCAAGTGCCGGGCCGACAGTCCTCGTTGAAGATGATCGGGATGCCAGCGAACGTGATCGGGATCGGCGGCGCGGGCTCGGTGTAACCGACGTTCACGTCCATGTACGACCCCGGGCTCGAGGCCAAGTCGGGATAGGGCCACCAGAACCAACGCGGCTCGCTGGCCTGCATGTCGAGCGCCATGTTGTGCACCCGCTGGACGTGGAACGGGTGCGTGGTGACGTCTTCGCCAGACTGGACGTCGTCGAACGCGACCATCGGATCGACGGCCATGGGCGTGTCGCACCGCGGGCACGAGCGTGCACGCATCGACACGGCCGACCACTCGCAGAAGGGGCAGAACCACGAGACGGCGATCATTGGCCTTCCTCCCCTGAGTCGTCGGGGCCCGCAGGGTAGATCAGCATGGCCCGGCGCACGCCGCGGCCCGACGTGAGGATGCGAGTGCTATTCGCGTCCATCAACGCCGAGAACGCGGCCATCCCGCCACCGGCGCCAGACAGCGCCGGCTCGGCCACGCCGTGCTCGTAGCGGGCTGCACCACAGTTGCGGCAACGATCCCCGCTCGTGATAGCCTCGCAGTACACACACTTGAACCTCATGCTGCCCTCACGATCTGCACGACACGCCAGACCCAGAACATGCCTTGCGTGCCTCCGTTGTCCATCAGGTACGCCACCTGGCTGGCTCGGAACTCGACCAGGTCGGCCTTCAACGCGGCTGCCGTGATAGTCGGCTCCGGCATCTCGT